AGAATGTGCCTTTTGGAATAATGCAGGAGAAATCTTTAAAGGATTACTACAAGCGGTTCCTGATGTTAATGGAACAGAAATTATATTTGAATCTACTGCTAATGGAATTGGTAATTTTTTTCACCAAATGTATCAAAAGGCTGAATCTGGTTTATCAGATTACATTCCTATATTTGTTCCTTGGCATTGGCAAAATGAATATAAAAGAGAAAGCCAGGACGACTTAAAAGAAACAGAAAAGGAACTGTTTTTGCAACAAGCTTATTCATTAACCAAAGAGCAATTAGCTTGGCGTAGGAATAAAATAATTGAACTCTCTATTGATGGGCAAGACGGTGAAAAGGTTTTTTCTGTCGAATATCCAAGTGATGCAGCAGAAGCATTTCAATTATCGGGAGAAGATACCTTTATTTCTCCAGAGCTGGTAATGAGGGCTAGGAAGACTAAATGTGAACCTTATGGGCCAAAAATATGCGGGGTAGATGTAGCAAGATTTGGAGAGGATAGAACTTGCATAGTTATACGTCAAGGACGCGTGGTCCTTTATTTAAAGACGTTTAAAAAAATAGACAATATGGAAATTGTTGGAATACTAGTACAGCTTATTGAAGAATATAAACTTTCAAAAGTATTTATAGATTTAGGTGGAGGCTCTGGCATAATAGATAGACTTAATGAGCTTGGTAATCGCGATATTGTTGTTGGGGTTAACTTTGGCTCAAAACCTTTTAATCATGAGCGCTTTTTAAACAAGCGTAGTGAGATGTTTGGGCTTTTCCGCGACTGGCTAGAAGATGCTCCAGTGCAATTAATAGATTCAAATGAACTACAAGGCGATCTCTGCAATATTAAATATAGCTATGACTCTAACTCTAGATTAGTGATGGAACCTAAAGAAAAGATGAAGGCTCGTGGCTTAAGAAGCTGTGATTTAGCGGACGCACTTATTCTTACGTTTTCTATGCCCCCTTCGGCATACGATATAATGCACAAAAGTAATAATATTGTTAAATCTTTGGCTGGAGATTTCCGCGAAAAGATGAATGTAATCAATAAAGCAAGGCAAGAGGTCAAGAGCAATAGCTGGTAGGTTACAAAGTATTTTACTATAATTTAGATATGTTAAACGAACCGGGGGTTATAAATGTTCTTCTTCAAGACGGAACAAAGAATATCAAGAATTGAAAAACAATTGGTAAGATTACTGCGTTGTATATCGTATGACGCTGGAATTTTTGAGAAACGCGATGGAAGTAAATGGGTACAAAATGAACTTTATGAAAAAGAAAGAATAGAATATATAAAGGAATGGGAAAATGATAGCAGTAGACATTGTCGGTGATGTACACGGAAGAAATAACTTGTTCCACATAGAACAATAAAAAAGGCTCTTCAGAATGAGAGCCTTAGTATATTTTAATGCCAAGGAAGGAATTAAAAATATACCTATCATATAACCTCAAAGACAAGGAATGTCAATATGAGTACCAACCAATCAAGGAAGTTTGACGAGAAACTTAAAGAAATAAAAAAGGATATAGAATCCGCCTATGAATACTCACGAAAAAACTATGAACGCTTTTGGGAGTTCCAGCGATTTGTATATGAAACCACCCTCTCTAACGATGATGAAGCCAAACTAGATCGCCTACAAAAGCCGGTTATCGAATTTAATATTATTCCCGCCCACATTGCCCGACTTCAGGGCGAATTCTCAAAGCACGAGCCAGAAGTAACCGCAATGGCAGCAGATGGGGTCATGGTAGAGAACCTTACCCCAGAGTTTACCAAGCAAATAGAGGTAATAGATGGACATTTAAGACATATCTTTTGCAGAGCATTCAATGATGCATTGGGGTATAACACCTATTCTGAGGCATTAGTAGGTGGCTTTTCGGCTTGGTATATACACACCGATTACATTAACGATATGTCTTTTGACCAAGAAATAAAGTGGGAAAGAGTTTTTGATCCCACCCTCGTAGGTTTTGACATATTATGTCGTGATTCTCATAAAGGGGATGGCCGCTTTTGTTTTCAATTATTTCCTATGACTAAAGAAGAGTTTGATGATGAATATGGGAAGGACGTTGCCTCCAAATTGAAGTTTACGAGGGGAGCAACGAGTATGTTAGGCACTGGAATGGCTGGCTTTAACTGGAGTTATGAGACCCAGCAAAAGGAAATCGTGCTTGTTGCAGATTACTATTGCAAACGCAAGAGAAAAGAGAAAATCGTTAAACTTGCTAATGGCTTTGTTATTGCCAAAAAACAATATAACAAATTAATAGAATCCTGGAATGCTCAAGGATTTATAGAGCAAGCACCTGCTATTGTAGATGAAAGAGAAACTATCATTGTGGGAATCGATCGCTATGTTATTTGTGAGAACGAGGTATTATCATTTGAGGAAACAAATTATAAATATCTACCGATTGTCTTTGTTGAAGGTAAATCAGTAACTCTGCGTCAAACTATGAATGGGGCATCTTACCAGATGACTATCCCTTACCCATATCATGCAAAAGGCATACAGCAATTGAAGAACTTTGCAGGCCAAACGGTAGCGGCCGAAATAGAAAACATGGTAATGCATAAGTTCATAGTCTCGGCTGAAGCAATTCCGGAGGACTATGTCGATGCCTATAAGAATGTTCAACAGGCAAGTACCCTGGTTTATAATGCCTTTTATCAAAAAGACCCTAAAATTCCATTAGAGCCGCCCCGTGAAATCCAGCGTACTATGACTCCCCCTATCGTAGAGTCCACATTCTTAGGAACCGACCAAGTAACCCAGACGATTTTAGGTAGTTATGATTCGATATTAGCAACTAATGAGAAGCAAATATCGGGAATAGCAATACAACAAGGTGCTTTACAGTCAAATGCGGCGGCGATCCCATATTTAATGGGATATATAAAAGCTCTAAACCGTGTGGGACAAATAATTGTTGATCTAATTCCAAAATATTATACTACCCCAAGAAATTTGCCTGTACAAAGTTCTGATGGTAAGAGAGATATGCAAGTTATCAACCATCCTGAACATCCTCAATCTATAAGCCTTAATTATAATCCCAATGATTTACAGGTTAAAATAGAAGCTGGTGCATCTGCCTCGGTGCAAAAGCAGGTTACAATTGATCAAATTGAAAGGATGATGGGTAGAAGTGAGAAATATGCCGATTTTATTAATTCAAAATGTTTAAAGATAATTGTTGGAAATCAAGAATTAAGACATCAGGAACAAATGGAACTAAAAGCCGAAGAATACATGCAAGAACAAGAGGAAATGAAGAAGCAGGCAATGGCTAATCCTCAGCCAGACCCAGCAATGATCCAGGCGCAGATACAGCAGCAGGAAGTTCAAGCGTACCACGATGTAGAAATGAAAAAATTACAAGCTCAGCAAATGAAGACCGAAGGTGATATGGCAATTGCAGCCGCCAAAATTGCAACTGCCAAAGAGGAATTAGAACTTAAATTTATGGAAATTATGGGTAAACTACAAGTCGAGTCGGTTAAGATAAATGTAGATAGAGAAAAAGCCGCATCAAATGAAGCTTCAAACGCGGTTGGTCATGCAATTAAGATCGCGGAGGCTCAGGCTAAGCATATAAATGCTACAGAAAAAGTTGGTAGTGCATCATGAGGGCGATTATAATTACCTAGATTAAAAATGTAGGTAAAATTACTATACTTTAAATATTACTGTGGAGGATTTGTTATGTCAAATGAAATTAAAAAATAAATTACTAAAAAGTTGAATAACGTGTAAATCTTCTTTATTATAGTTTAACCTACTTTAACCTAGCTAAAATAGAGGATAACTATGCAAAAGAATTTATTTATCACAAACCCAAGAACTCCTCCAGCAGACTCTAGAAACAATGCTGGTGGAGCTGCTTATACTCTTCCTCCCAAAGAAGCTCTAGTACAATATGTAATAACTGGCTTTCTTGGTTCAACTTGCTATGTTGATGCAGTTACCCAAGTTGATGAAATCATCCGCTTATGCGAACTGGTAGACTATGACTTTATTGCAAAGTTAGCCCTCTACGCTAGGCAAAAGGGTTATATGAAAGATACCGCAGCGCTTTTAGTGGCAATTCTTGCTGCAAAGAGGCATTCCTCTTTAGAAAAGATATTCCCCGTCGTAATAAACAATGGCAAGATGCTGCGTAATTTTATGAAGATAATTCGCAGTGGGAAGTTAGGGATAAAATCTTTTGGCACGAGAACAAAGCGTATTATTAAGAAATGGTTAAATGATGCTTCAGATGAGAGGCTTATTAAAGCCTATATAGGTAACGACCCTTCATTAGCTGATATTATTAAGATGGTTCATCCTAAAGCTATCACAGAGGCAAAAAACCAGCTCTTTAAATGGGTGATGGGAAAGCCTTTCACTCTTGATTCTTTACCCGAAGAAATCATTAAATTTGAAATCTTTAAACGTTCTGAAGATAATAGTAGTATGTGTTTTCCAGATGTTCCCTTCCAAATGCTTACATCTTTGCCGTTGAGCTTAGAACAATGGAAAGCAATTGCTCTAAATGGCGGCTGGCATATGGTACGTATGAACTTAAATACATTCCTACGTCATGGTGCTTTAGGTGATAAGGGGGTTGTAATGCATGTGGTTAAAACCCTTACCGATAAAGAAACCATTAAAAATTCAATGGTATATCCATATCAACTATTGACAACCTTTTTAAACATCGAAGGTGAAATGCCCACGCCAATTAAATTTGCTCTTCAGGATGCTATGGAAATTGCTACCGAAAATGTTCCAGCAATAGGGGGTAATGTAGTAATTGGGGTTGACGTTAGCGGTTCTATGAGTTCTCTTGTTACAGGATATAGAGAAAGAGCTACTACAAAGGCTCGTTTTATAGATGTTGCTGCTCTTTTTGCGGCATGTATTTTACGTAAGAACCAATATGGGGTAATACTTCCTTTTGAAAATGGTATTGTTTCTATTAATCTAAATCCAAGAGATACAGTCATGACTAATGCAACAAACCTAGCAAGCATTGGCGGAGGAGGAACGAATATGTCTTCGGTTTTAATGAATATTATAGCTAATGATAGACCTGTAGATACTCTTATTATTATATCTGATTCAGAATCGTGGGTAGATTCTATATCACCGGGGTATATTAGATATTGCATTAGCGATCCTTGGGGCAGAGCTATTCCCCCTGAAGTTATAGGTCCTACTAGTTTAATGGACAAATGGAATAGAATTAAACATAAAAACCCAAACGCTAAACTCATCTGTATCAATATTGAGCCAACTGATAAATTACAAAGTGTTCAAGTTAACGATGTATATAATATTTGTGGCTTTTCTGACACAGTATTTGATTTAGTTGCAAATATTGCTAATGATGAAAGCCAGAAAATGGTTGACATAATAGAAAAAACTATTATATAATATTTAGTGGATAGAATGCATATTAGTACTACATCGCCCGCCAATTATGGGCGATATACTCTAACACAGTATATAGTGTGTATTGGTAGATTTTGTCTATCCAATGTCTTGACTATTGTTACCTCTAGCTTCTAATGTTTTTAGAGAGAATGAAACCAGGATCACATCTGTTGATATATTATCTTGGTTGTTTTGTTTCTCTCTTCTTTTCTTGACTTCCTCTTTTTATTATTATAGATTCTCATTCTGAGAGAATGCTCATGAGGATTACAACACTGGATTTTGTCTCTCTATTTATGCGGCGAATTTAAAGGAAATCACAAATGGCAAAGCTAACGACCAAGCAAAGAAATAAATTACCTAAAAGCGAATTTGCATTACCAAAATCCAGAAAATATCCTTGCGAAAATAAATCACACGCAAGAAATGCTTTGGCAAGAGTCTCGCAGCAAGAAAATAAAGGAAACATATCTTCTTCGGAAGCTGCTAAAGTAAGAGCCAAAGCCAATAAAGTCTTAGGCAAATCAAAGAAAAAATGACGCTACGAGACGAACTTTTAAAAATGCTCGACCAAAGAATAGACAAAGCTAGAGAAATAGCCATTAATCTTTTAAATCTAGGCATTAATCCATCTATTGTAAGTGAAGCCACGGAGCTTTCTTTAGATGAGCTCGAAGAATTACCAAATTTTGAACATGAATATTTTGACTATAGATATGGAGGAAAGAGCAATGGTAAATAGTGAAGAATTTTGTTTGCTTCTAATCAGAAGAGAGCTTAAGAATTTTGCTGACTTAATAAAGTATGGTCCAATGGTTCCGATTGATGAAACTTTAGATTTCATAAATAGAATAGCTGATTTAATAGGTCAGAACTCAACAAGTCTTCCTTATGGTGCAACTGCTATGCATATTGCTAGTTTTGCTAGTCGCGCAAGTGTTGCTGCCACTCAATTATATGTAGGTTTTCATGAACATACATTGTCTGAAGTTGAAATAAGATCTCAGATGTTATCAAAATTTAGTGCCCTAGATTTAGAGGCATTGAATGTTATTCACCTCATAGAAAATTCATTCCATCCTATTCAATCAGTCCAGCCTGTCCCTATGGTTCCTCTTCTAAATCTTGCTTCGATTTCTGCTCCAATAGATGACTTTATAGAGCCCGAGCCTAAAGAACAGCATGTAGGACAAAAAAGGCATTCATATCTGTCCGAGGATGGAGGCCGTAAGAGATTGAAAGTTTGAATTAAAACTAACTCATAAACCGCATCTTAAAAAACAGACGGTAAGTTTATAAGAAATAAAAGGGAGTAAAATAATCTTTATTTTACCCTCCTTATTTATTTTTGTATAAATTTCAATGAGTTAGGATTAATAAAATCTACTTTTTTCCAATCAGGTAATATTTATTACTTTTCAGG